GCGCCCAACGCGGCGGAGATCGCGGAGCAGGTCGAGGCGAAGCGCGAGGCGAAGCGACTGGAGGCGAAGCGCATGGCGCAAGCGGCGAAGGACAAGGGCAAGCGCAAGGCGGGGGCAGCGCGGCGCAAGGGCGGCAAGGCGGCGGGGGGTGGGGGGGCGGCGGGTGCACCCGGGGTGGGGGGGGTGGCTCCCTCACGCGGATCCCCCGGGGACTCGCAAGTTCCAGATACCCCTTTCTCAACGCCTGCCTCTCCCAACCTCATCTCATGGTCCACAGATCCTGCTGTCCTTTTGTCAACACGCCAATGGGTGACCAGCAACGCGACTGCTAAGGAGCGTTGCGATCTCCGGGCATTGTTTGCATCTGATCCTGCTGCGTGGTTGGCACTTACGGGTTGGACGTATCGCGTGAAGGAGACTGGGGTTGACGGACGGGAACGCCCGGCGGTGGTACGCGATGTGCCGTTTATCCCTTGGGACATTCAGGTATCTGCTGTTCGGAAACTTGCTGCTTCGGTCAAGGACGGTCGTGACGTTGTGATACGGAAGAGCCGCGACATGGGCGCATCATGGTTGGTTGTGTCTTTGGCAACATGGGGTTGGTTGTTTCATGGGTGGCAGAGTTTGTTGGTGAGTCGCGTGGAAGACGGCGTTGATCGGTCGGGCGATCCGGACAGTCTGTTCTGGAAGGTTGACTATCTGTTACAGAGCCAGCCTGCGTGGCTGTTGCCATGTCACATGGATCTGTTGAAGAAGGGCGGTCAGTACAGGCAGCACATGGTGTTGCGCCATCCGGTAAGCGGGGCAACGATTGCGGGTCAGGCGAGTGGAGCGCACATTGGTCGAGGTGGTCGGCGCACGTTTGTGCTGTTCGATGAGTTCGCTGCGCTGGACGATGACGAGGCAGCGTGGCGATCTGCTTCGGATACAACATCATGTCGAGTTGCTTTGTCAACACCCATTGGATTTGGTACGCGGTACGACAAGTTGGTTGCTGAGGCGCGGAGTACGGGCGAGCCGATTTTGTTGGAGATGCTGTATTGGCAACACCCAGAGAAGGGTGTGGGTGCGGAGTACCGGGTAGATCAGTCGGGCGTGGTGACGGGCGTGAGTGGTGGGACGTATGTGTGGACACCTTGGTTGGCTGACCAGTTGCGCAAGCGTGACAAGGTGGACTTAGCGCAGAACGTGTTCGCTGAGGCGATGGGTGCAGGTGCTGCGTTCTTCCCCAGTGTGTCGGTCACTCAGCACAGGCGCGAGTTTGGGTCGGAGCCAAGGAGGGCGAACTGGGTGGGTGGTCGGTTTGTCGATAGTCCAACGGGAAGGTGGCGGTTGTGGGGTGAGTTGGAGCCGTTGGGCAGTTACTCAGTGGGCGTTGACCCGGCATACGGGACGGGGAACCATGCGAGTGCGGTGTGTGTGATTGATGCGGAGGAGAAGCGGATGGTCGCGAGCATGGTGGATGCCACGATTACCCCGGCGGATCTGGCTGCTGAGGTGGTGGGTGTGTGCCGTGGGGCGTTCAAAGAGGCGGTTGTGGCGTGGGAAGTGAATGGTCCGGGTCAAAGTATGCAGAGAGACTTTGAGGCACAGCGGTTCCATCGGGTGTGGAAGCAGCGGAAGGAGGGTGTATCCAACCACGGCGCGACTGAACGTGTGGGCTGGTTGAGCACTGAGCAAAATAAACGCTTGCTGCTGGGTAACTTAAGTCGGTCGGTGCAGCAGGGCGAGATGATTGTGCCATGCACGGGGACGATGGATGAGATGTTGGCGTACGTGTTGGACAGTAATGGTCGGGTGGTGGCGGGTCGGTTGCGGGATGAGAGCACGGGGGCGCGGGAGAATCACGGGGATAGAGTGATTGCTTTGGCGTTGGCGTGGATGGCGATGTCGGACGCACCTGTTCCGCAGTACGACCAGAAGACTTACGCTCCGGGAACAGCAGGGGATTTGCTCAAACACTGGGAGGTCAATAGATGATGATTGCAAACGGCGACAAAGTACGTAACTGGGTCAAGGACAATGACGAAGAGGCGATGTTCGCTGACGGACTGGACGATGCGATTATTGCTATTTCGCGTGATTCGCTGACAGGGAAGTACCGGGTGGTGTATGACGTAGCCCGTATCGTTCAGGTCTTGATCAACGATCAGGGCATGGATGAAGATGAGGCGTATGAGCACATGGAGCACAACATCATCAACGCCTATGTTGGTGAGATGACCCCGATCTGGGCGTTCCTCCCAGAGGAGAACTGAGTGGCTAAGAAGAAGAGTCCAAACCTGTCGGTGGGTCGCGGCGAGAAGTTGCCTGTGTCTCAGGGTGCTGGCTTAACTGCTAAGGGTCGAGCGAAGACGAACGCTGCAACGGGCAGCAATCTCAAGGCTCCCACAAAGGACAAGGACAACCCGCGCCACAAATCGTTCTGCGCACGGAGTAGTTCATGGACGGGTGATCGCGGCAAGGCTGCGAGAAAGCGATGGGGCTGCTAATGGCAAAGAACTCATTGGTTGGAAACATCAATAAACGTAAACGTCTTGGGATCTCGCGCCCCAAGTCTGCATCTACTGTCAGCGCGAAGTCATTTGCCGCCATGAAGAGCGGCTGGAAGAAGAAGAGTAAATGAAGAAGCCAGTAAAGAAGGCGATGTCGAAGTCGCCAATGATGAAGAAGGCTGCTGCGAAGAAGCAGAGCATGGGTATGAAGATGGGCGCAATGCGTAAGGGAGGAATGTGAAATGCCGAAGGTAGGAAAGAAGACGTTCCCATACACCGCCAAGGGGAAGGCTGCTGCGGCAGTTGCGGCAAAGAAGACTGGTAAGAAGGTCACGAAGACGAAGGGTTACTAAATGCTTGGACATCGATTCATCAAGATTCGTGCCACGTGGTATCACGCTGACGAGGTACTACAGATTGACGATCTTGGTGGTCGTATGCGTGTCATGCTGTCCAGTGGATTGAAGTTAGACCTCGACCCCATTGAGGGTGAGAAGGTCGCCAAGCAATTGGAAGATCATGGTCTGACTCAAGCCAAGGGATTTGACAACTCATCGATTGCGATTCTTGTGAATCGATTGTCTTCGCTGGAGAACACGCTTTCAAATATGAAGGCGAAGTTGGCAGCGATTGAATTAGAAGGTAAAGCCAAGCAGAAGGTATCCACGTGATCGACTTTAGTAATATCAACGCCATTCGTGACGAGATCGAACGCGCTGAGTACTTTCGCAATGAGCACATGGAAACCCCGAAGGAACTCCGTGAGGCGTTCTCAGGTGCGGCGTATCGAATCGGTCGGGGGACGGAGCAGCCGGAGAACGCAGTCCATGCGTATATTTCGATGGTGCTCCCCCGCATCGTGCATGACAACCCGAAGGTGCGAGTGACGAGTTCGCGCCCGGGTATTCAGAAGACAGCCTGCGTAGCCATGAAGGCTGGCATCAATCGTTGGTCAAAGATGACCCGGGTGCGCGGTACGTTGGAGCGCATTGCCACCGATATGTTGTTGGGCTGGGGCGTTGGCATGGTTGTCAACGAGCCAAAGGGGGCGGAGCGCAAGTGGGATGCTGATGGTCCGTATCTTCCGCGCCTGTACCGCATTGATCCAGAGCGGTTCTTCATTGATCCGGCAGCGCAGCACTGGGAAGAGGCTCGCTTCATGGGTCACGTGTGGATCAGTGACAAGGAAGACCTGTTGCGCTTGGCTGAGATCGATGCGACTTGGAACAAGGAGGTCATTGAAAGCCTCGCCTGCAACAACGGTGTTGACGAATTACGTGACTATCGTGACATTCCAGAGCGTTGGGAACTCGCCATCTACGAGGTGTGGGTTCCAGAGTTAGATGAGGCTGCTGCCGAACTGATCGATGAGGCAACTGATCAGGCATTGTTCAATGGGACGATCTACACCATTGCCAAGTATCAAGGCAACTCTGGCGCACCAGCACCGCGATACGAATACGTCCGCGCTCCGCGCCCCTACTATGGTGCTCCGAATGGTCCGTACATCATGTTCGGTGCATTCACTGTTCCCAATGACCCATACCCGCTGAGTCCGATTGTGGCTTGCCGCGATCAGATCAACTACGCGAACGAACTTGCTGTCCGTCAGCAAGAGAACACGAAGCGGTACAAGAGAATTCTGGTCG